GTGTAACACCATATGGTGACAAGTCAGTGATGTAGAAACAATCACCTCTTTCTTCAGCTAAACTGATAAAATTACCTACTGCTGAAGAGTGTAATGATTGGATCAAACCTGGAGTAGCTACTAAATTGAAATCAAATTCATCTTTATTACTCAATAAAGCAGAAGCTGTAGCATAGTTACCTTGAACTAAACCTTGAGTTGTTGAACCAATGTTAGTAAATAATGTGTTACCAATATTATTTAAGTCATTACCAGAGGCACCACCAAAAGCACCACCTTGAGAACCACTACCATTTACTGGTATTGATTGTGTGTATTCGTTTTTGGCATTTCCAGCATTATCAAAGTAGTTTGGAGTTGTGTAGTTAACTTGTTTTACACGTACATAGCGGCTATTGTTTGGATAGTCACCAGATACTTGAATATAATATTGACCATCAGCATCTTTAACAGCAGTTTTTGATTGGTTACCAACAACAGCCTCTAAATAGTTAGGTTGATTTGGATCCAATGAAACATTAGAATATGTTTCTAAAACAATTTTACTGTTTTGATTGTCATTACCTTGACGAACTAATAATGTAAATGTACCACTTGAAGTATTAGCATTTTGAATTTCCCATCTTAAATTATCAGTTGAACCACTTATTAATGAATTATCAGATAAAATAGAACCTGAGTTGTTCATTAAAATACCAGTAGATAAAGTTTCTAATACAAATGTTGGTTGGCCACTACCATCAATACCACCTGTAAATGAACCACTAAGTGGGAAGAATGAATTTTCATAGAAATAATATTGACCAGCATACATTGTCCAACTGTTAGCTGCAGCACCAGCTGAAGAAGCACTAATAATTAACACATTAGTACCAGTGTTATAACTAGAAGTTAACATGCTTAATCCGCTAGTTTCATTAACTGCTTTTGAAGCTGAGTATCCGAAAGTATCAACTGTATAATCATTATACATGTTGAAGTAAACACTTTTATTTCCGTTACTATCAACTTGATAATTATCAAATGTTGTACCAATAAGATTTACACTAGTAGATCCTAAATCAACACGAGCAGCTACTAGGTTAAAAATAGGTGATGTTGTTAAATCAATAGAAGCACCTGCGTTAGCAGCTGTAGCACCAGGAATATTATTTGGAATAGCACTAGATGTAGCTGGGCTATAATTAGTGTTAGTTACTCTGGTAATTAAAGCTGTAGTACCACCTTGTTGGAAATAATTTCTAACAGATATTGATGTTAGGAACTCATAATTAGCTCCACCACTAGTAAACATACCACCAAATTTGTTTTTAAAGTCACTAAAAGAAGTAACTACTGTAGGTACATTTACTGGACCCATAACTGTTGGACCAACTAAAGCTAAACCAACTGTAACTGGACCTTGTGTTATTTGTGATAAATCATTCTCGCGTGCGAGTACGCCTGGAGAAATTAATGTTTCTTGCGCCATGTTTTAAATAGATTTTGTCTACTGATAAATATATAGAGTGTGTTATAAAACGAAGAAGCCCCGACATTGCTGTCGAGGCTTTCTTCTATATTAACTCCTAACACCTAACAATACATATTATGCTTTTATTTCTCCTGTAGAAAGATCAATTGTTCCATCACCATATTTTCCACGAAGTTGCTCAGCTATTTTATTTTCTTTTTCTACTAGTTGTTTATATGTTTCATGAGCACCTAATTTTTGTAATTCTAATTCACCTAATGCTAAAGCTAAATTAGTGTACTCTTGTTTAATATCTCTAATAGATTTTAATTCTTCTTCTGTTAATTTTTTAGATATAACTCCCATAATTATTTTTTAGTAGTTTTCTTAGCTACTTTTTTAGCTGGTGTTTTTTTAACTACAGTTGGTTTTTTCTTAGCGGCTTTTTTCTTAGCAATACTTTCAGCTACTGGAGCTGGTGTAGCTTCAGGAGCTAGATCATCAACAAATGGATGAATATTACTATTAATTTCTTTTAACTCTTCATTTTGTTTTTGATTAAGAAGCCAAAGTCCAACAACAACAGAAATAACAGCAGCTAGAATTAAAAATGTTACCATAATAATTTATTTTATTTGATATAAATATATATGAAGTCTAAAGAACAACCAAATTTATTTATAATGTTCTCCTCCTACCCATAAAACAAATGATCGACGTATACCTTTAGTTACTGGTGTTACACGGTGCATCATATATGATGGAAATATAAATACAACACCTTTATCTTTAGGGGCTTGTATAATATTATTTCCGCCTTGCCAATATTCTAAATCACCACCTTCATATTCATCAGGTCCTGATAATTGAACTGTGATTGATATTTTTCTTAATGATGGAGTACCTGGTCCAAAATCTTGATGCCATGTATAATGTCCATTTTCTGTAGCATAGTATTCTGTATATTGAATTGAATCTTGTACTGAGTATAAGTCAAAATGCCATAACGCATTATTAGCTTGTACAGCTAGATCCATTAATTTAAAATACAACCAGCTCCATTGTGATGTGTTTGGTATCCATTTAACAGATGATGATCTAATTTCTTTACCATTTGATTTTGAGTCTATAGTAGTTGCTTGTTCAAAATCTAATGTAGCTACATCTTTATAAACTTTGTCTAATTCTTCACTATTAAAACCATTTGTATAGTAATAATAATTTTGAGGATCGTTTAATTCTTTTGAAAATAAAAATGACATATTTTAAATATTAAGTATATAATTTACATAATTTTCTTGATCACCATATCTACTAGGTATGTCTTGTATATCACATCCATTAGTTAAATAAGCCCAATCTTCAACACCTAATTCCTCAAATCTTTTTCTTATAGCATCATTATAAAAATTAGCTATAGTTCTAATACGTCTTTGAATATCAGATCTTGAGTCTGCTTGACTATTTTCATCTGTTTTATTCTGGTGTAAGTATATAAATTGAAGATAACCTAATTTTGGTATTTTACAAAACTTAGTTTTTAGAAATGTTCTTATAACTATATCATAATCATCAGCTACAGTTAAATTTCTATTATGTCCTCCAATTGATAAATAGACATCACGCTTCCATGCTCTAATATGATTAGGTATTCCTACAATATGACGTATTGTTTTAGGATTGATATTATGTTGGTCACATACTTTTATTATATATCCTTTATATTTTTCTTCTCTATATCTACCATATCCTAATCCAAATCCTTCTTCATAACAATATGAATCCATATGTTCACTTACTTCAGCCCAGTCTGTAAAAAAGAAACCAGCATCTGGATATGTTTCGCTAGCAATGTATAGATACTCAGCACATTTTTCAGTTAATATATCATCATGATCTAATTCGGCTAATAAGTAACCTCTACATAACATAGCTGCTCTGTATTTTACATCACCAATATTACCATTACTCTTTTCTTTAAAACTATATACTTTTACTCTATGATCTTTTGACGCTATTTCTTCAGCTATTTTTGTTGTTAATTCATCTGTAGAATCATCTATTAAAACCCATTCCCAATTTTTATAAGTTTGGTCAACTAATGATTGATATGTTCTATATAATTTTTCTCCAGTTTTATAAATTGGAGTAAAAAACGATATTAATTCAGATGTGTTATCTTCTAACATTTGAATCATAGCGCAATAGTATGCTTTAGTGCCTAAATCTAAATCAACATCTTTAGCATGAATCCATTTTTTTCTTACTTCAGCTGGTTGTCTATATAAGTTAGGAAAATCACTATCTTTTTCACCTATAGTGACAATAGCATTTGGATCATAATTTATTAAAATAGAATCAATGTTGTTATCATTTGTTGTATAAAAAACATCTAATTTATCTTCCTCATAATTATAAAGCTGTTTAGATCTAAGCTCTGGCAAACCTGGGCCTATATATAATATTCTTGGTAAATTAGCTTTTCTAGAAAATGTTAAATGATTATAATAACATAATATCTCATCTACAAAACAAAATTTATCAGCATGTTCTTTATAGAATGGTTCTATAAATCTACCATCAGCATCATATCCTTCTTCATATCGTCTTGTCTTATATAAATTAGCTTCAATTATATATTGAGCTGAATCTATATGTTGGAGTTTCATATGTTCAGGACCTATATCTCTAACTTTTAAGCCTGTAAAATCTTTACCTCCAATATATTGTTTATAAACAAATGCTTTTTTATCTGGATTTTGTTCAATTGCTATTTTAATTTTATTGTAAAAATCAGAATGTATAATATTATCATCATCTAATATACTCACAAATCCTTCATCAATAGTACCTATAATATCACTTAGTTGAGGATATAAATAGTCAGTACCATTACTTTCTATGTAATAAATTTTTGTTGGAAGTTGTTTTAATTCATTTATTAAAACCTTATTAAAACTTTTTACAATACTAGTGTCAAAAATTATATGCCATGTCACATCTAAGGGACTAGGGAATACAGTGTCTCTAATGATTCTTAAATTGCTTAATCTAGTACAACGAGTTAATAAATGTAACTTTATCATTTATTAATTTTTTGTTTTAAGAAATTCAAATTATCTAGTAATCGTTTGTTATCATGATTGTGTTTAGGATCATCAATGATTTCTTCTATTAGTTTTATTCCTTCATCATATCTATCTGTCCAATAACAAGCCACTGATAATTCATCATTCACATACTTTCCATAGTTAAACTCATTTATGAATAGTAAGTATTTTTGTTTAACTAACTCTACATCTTTAGATTGAGCTTGTTTAAGATAATAATATGCCTTTTCTGATTGTTTTTTATTATTAAAATAATTACCTAAAATAAAATATGGTTCTGCTCTATCTGGATAAATGTCAATGGCTTTTTTCATTTCATGTTCTATTAAATTAGAACCAGCATCTAGTCTAATATAACAATTAGCTATTCTTAATTGTGCTTCAAAATGTTCTTCAAGCCAATTACCTCTTATCTTAGTATATAATCTATACCATCTAATTGCTTCTTCATGCATTCCATAGTCCATATAACTTTGCGCTGTATAGAAAATAGAACGAAGATTTAAATCATCTGGATCATCAAGTAAGGTGTCAAAAAATTGTTTTTTAAGTTTTTTAGCATCTTTAAGATATTTTTCTGGATCTGCTTTTCTGGCTCCTATATCTTCAGATGAAACATAAAAATCATAATGGGTTAAGTCACCTGTTGTAAAATAAGGATTATCTATAGTTTTAATAACTGTATGAGCTACACTACAAAATTTCCATAAGCGTTTAGCGTTAAATAAAGTAAATGCTTTATAATTAGTTGTACCTCTCTTTACATTAGCTAAATAAACATCATGACCAACATCTTGTTGAGTAAATTTAAACTCACCAATTAGAGGATCATCAGCGTCAATTTGTAAAATATAATCTGCTTTATATTGAGCTCGTTTCATTAACAAGCTCTTATTATAACCAAAATCTTTGAACTCATCAATATGGAGTTCTCCTGGTATGTTTTTTTCTTTAAAAAACTCAGTAATTATTTCTCTAGTATTATCTGTAGAGCCAGTGTCACATATAACCCAGTAACTTATATACTTGTATACAGATTCTAAGGTTCTTTTAATGATGTGAGATTCATTTTTGCAAATAGTTGCAAAACAAATAGTTGGATTTGTCATAACAATTTTTAAGTATCGATCAAATATCGAAGAAGAATAAATGGAACAGTCTAGCATTTTCTAGAGCATCACCAAAATATTCTGTTGCTGAGTGTAACCTTTTAGCATCAAACATAACTAAACGATTATATACATTTGCTATTCTATCTACTTCTTCCCAAGTTGATTTATCATAGAAGTTTAGTTCATTACTAACTCCTTTAAATGTTTTTTGATATAACTCTCCTTCCTCTCCATTTTCAAAACGAGTAGCTCCTGTTAATTTACTTCTATAAGAGGCAGTACCTGTTTGTAATGGGGCATCTGGTGTTAAATACACCATGGCAGCATAATTCTGTGTGTCTATATGATATACAACTCGGTCTTGTGAAGTACAATATTGGAATTTTCCATTTGCATAAGTTGGATGATTCCAATTATGTATAGGTCTACCTAAAAGTTCTTCAAATTTTTCTTTTGTTCCTTCTAATATAAAACGATCTAAACTTCTTCTACCTGTATGATATGTTGAGAAATCAAATTTTACATTTTTTATAATATAATCTCTGATCATATCAGGATCATTATAAAAATTATCTACAATAATTAAACTTTTAGGAGAGTTTGTAAAACCTGATTTTAAAATAACTTGAGATTCTAAATTACCAACATTATATATTATTTCATTTTTTAAATGAACATTTATTGGTTTTTTAATATCATCTTTATTTGCAGTAAATTTAAAACCAAAAGTATTAAAAGATGGATAAACTGCTATCACATCAGGGCGATAAACAATACTGTATTTAATATCTTTATCACCTAATGATAAACTAATAATTTCTGATGTTTTATGAGAAATCCATCCAGCTACTTCATAAGTAGCCCCATTTGGATTAATTGAGTCAATGTACCATAGTACATTTTCATTGTTAGATTCATGAGCCATAACTTATTATTTTAACATTAAGGAGTTGGAGATACTGAACCAGTTGGCCATGGTAATGGAGCTGGGACATATTGTGGATTTATTTGGTTGTTGATTTGTTTTTGAATTTGTTGTTGCATATGTTGTTGAGAACCAGTAGTAACAACTTCTAACCAATCAATAACTTCTTCCTCAGTTAAATCCTCAAATGGAATAAAACTTCCAGATGGAGTAGGCATTGGTGTTACACCAGCAAATGATCCACTATATCCGTTTTCATCTACTCCTTTATAATTGTATTTAACACGAGTCACAACATCATTATGGTCATCACTTCCAGTTGGAGCAATGTCTAATGAAGTTACACTAAAAGTATATGTCATATTCATAATAATAAATATTTAAAAATTATTCAGGTTTTACAAGTTTAAAAAAAGTAGTGTAAATACCTTCAGTTTCAATACCATCAAAATCAGATAGTTTAAATTCTTTATATTCAATGGTTTTTTCATCTTGAAGAAACTCATTAAATTCTTTTTCAAAAGATATTACCTTAGGATTAATATCTCCTGATATGATCTTACCTTCTTCATTTTTTACAGTGTTGATAAATCGTGAAATGAAAACACCTCCATTTTTATCTACTTCACCATGTTTTTTAATTAATTCTTCTTTTACTTTATCAACTATTTCTCTTTCTTTATCAACGGTTTTAGCTAATTCAGTAACATAGTATTTGGTACTTAGTTTAAGTTTTTCAGCTAATAATCCTTTTGAAACAACTTCACCAGTTTGATTATTTACTAAACCGTTTAATTCACCATGTAGTGAATAAATTTCATGTAACTTTAATGTGATTTTTCCCATAATTTATTTATTGTTATATATAAATATATATTAGATTTGTAAGGTAACCAAATTGTAATTTTTATAAACGTGGTTGATCAGACATCCATGTTCCATTACCGCATGGACTTCCAACCTCAATAGGGAATGGAAGACCGAATCCATCTCCTCCATCACAATTTAAGTATTGAAAATATACACTAAAATATCCTATATTATTTAGAGCATTATACATACCAACTGTAAAAGAAGAATCATAAACATCAGCATCTGGAGCTACTCCACTTGGTGTTTGAACAACAAAGTCACCTATATTCACCGCGCTACCAAATAAAGGGATACCTTGAACACCTAATATAGTGCCTTGTTTACTTACTCGTCTAAGGATATTAAATATTCCCATATTACCAAAATCATCACTTGGACTATAATATATTATATCATACCATTGTGCCTCCTCACCTTTTCCCCCCTCATAGCCATCAGCGTATTGTTCAAAACTAGTCCAAAAAAACTGATAACTTTCAGGGATAGCCACTGCTGCACCACTGCCTTGAGCATAATCATGGCTATTAGCGTCATTCCATATACTTTCATTTAATTCAACACAGTGATAAGTACCAACTCCTAATTCATAGAATCTTTGGGTACTATATCCTAATCCATATCCAATATCTAAAACTCTTAAACTACCAGCACTAACACCTCTATATTCACAAGCTGTGGCTACTAAAGCATTAGCATATTTTATCTCTAAATTTCTAAATGCTCTATGCATTATAGGAACAGTTCTTATACCATTTGTGTAATTTAATACTCTAGGTACTGATATACTACCTTCAGCAAAAGGATTTGGACTTGGTATTGAATAATTTGTTACTGTACTT